TACACTTCCAGTCTTACGTAGATACAAGATGCACGGTTGCTGGCCTTCACTTGTAAGTCCAATAGAACTGTCATACGACACAGCTGACACAGTTGAAGAGTTCCAAGTTACCCTCCAAGTCCAATGGTGGGAAGCATATGATGGCAGAAACACTGATTCTGTGGTATAATACATAGAAAGACAGGGAATAAATTATGGCAAAACTCTTTGGGTTCTCGATTGAGGATCCCAATGATAAGAAGAAGAAAGGTGTAATCAGTCCAGTTCCTCCTAATAACGAGGACGGGGCTGATTATTTTCTATCGTCAGGATTCTATGGTCAGTATGTTGACATAGAAGGAGTCTTTCGTACAGAGTTTGATGTTATAAAGAGATACCGTGACATGGCATTACACCCTGAGTGTGACACTGCTATTGAACACGTTGTAAATGAAGCAATTGTATCTGATAGTAATGATAGTCCAGTAGAAATAAACTTAGATAATTTAAACGTAAGTGATAATCTCAAAAAAATAGTAAGAGATGAGTTCAAAGGAGTCAAAGACCTTCTACAGTTTGATAAAAAAGCACACGAGATCTTTAGAAATTGGTATACTGACGGAAGATTATATTATCACAAGGTAATTGATGTACAGAAACCTGATGAGGGTATACAAGAAGTAAGATATATCGACTCTCTAAAACTCAAATTGATGAGAGTAAAACCTACTAAAGAAAAAGGTGCAAGAGGAGCAGAAGGAATACCTGTTTTACCATACTCAGGTGAACAAACTATAACAAAAGATACTAAGATAGAGGAATTTTATACCTACTATCCACAGGGTATGGCACAGAAGTATGGATCAGTTGCTGGTAAGGGCGTAAGAATAGCAAAGGATGCTATCACTCATGTACACTCTGTTCTATTGGATAGAAACAAGAAGATTACTATGTCTTACGTACAAAAGGCAAACAAAGGCCTAAACCAGTTACGTATGATCGAGGACTCTCTCGTTATATACAGACTATCAAGAGCACCAGAAAGAAGAATATTTTATATTGACGTTGGTAATTTACCTAAGGTAAAAGCAGAGCAGTATCTACGTGACGTAATGTCTCGCTACAGAAACAAGTTAGTATATGATGCTAACACTGGTGAGATCAAGGACGACAAGAAGTTCATGTCTATGCTTGAAGACTTCTGGTTACCTAGAAGAGAAGGTGGAAGAGGAACTGAGATTACCACATTACCTGGTGGTCAGAACCTTGGAGAACTTACTGACATTGAATACTTCCAGAAAAAATTATATCGTTCGCTCAATGTACCTGAGTCACGCATTGCAGGTGGTGAAGGTGGATTCAACTTAGGTAGATCATCTGAGATACTAAGAGACGAACTTATGTTCAGTAAGTTTGTAGGTAGATTACGTAAGAGATTCAGTGGATTATTCATAGATCTTCTCAAGACTCAACTTATACTCAAGAACATTGTCACTCCAGAAGACTTCGAGAAGATGTCGGAGCATATACAGTTTGACTATAAGTATGATAATCACTTTGCAGAACTCAAAGACCACGAGTTGATGACCGAGCGTCTCAATATCATGGTTGCTATCGAACCATACATCGGCACATACTACTCAAGAGACTATGTAAAGCGTAAGGTTCTACGTCAGACAGACGAAGAGATAGAAGAGATGGCACAGGAAATGGAAGAGGAGAATGAGGCAGGTATAGGTGTACCACTTGAAACTCAGAATCAGATGATGCAAGGTGCAATAGATGCAGAGGCACAAAGACAGGGCAACTTAGGTAAGAATCCATCAGAACCAAACCTTGATAATAAAAAGAATGGAGGTAAAACAGAAGCACCTGGCATAGATATAAAGAAAGCAAAGATATAATATGCTAGTGTATTGGGGTGGCAACTTTGCTGCCAAAAAATATATTAAGAAACTGCTGCAATATAATAATAAACCTTACTGTATGATGTTCGATTATGTCATAACTCATGAGACAGGACAGTGTCATTGGTTAGGAAGACATGCAAGAAAGAAAAGACATGGACGGTTGATATGGGATCGCACTCTAGAGATAGATATTCTTCATCGATACAAAGGCACAAAAGAATTGCATCGTGCACGTAGAGTTACAAGGGATGTAGAATATGTGGGAATAACACGGGATGGTGAAGTAGATATAAAGTATAGTGAAGATAAAGGTTTTCACTTAAAAGTCCTTACTAAAATACCACACCATGCGATAGGTGGTAATACTTTGTGGAAACCGTTGCAATATCGAGGAAAGGAGTTGGAGTATGATAGTAAAGATAGAGAAAAATTTTTAGACTTGAAGTATAAAGACACTTTGATGTATTTTAATATCTTAAAAGATCAAAGGAATAAAGATGGGAATCTTGATAAGGTCACACTAGATGATGTTCCAGAATGTCCTTTGCTATTTCCACATCAACGTCAATCTAATTTTTCATTCGATGGTGTAGAAATATCTGAGAAATATAAAGAGCATGTCAACATAGTGCCTTACAAATCTGACTTGGTAGAGAATGCTAGGAACTTACTTGATCTGATAGGAGAAGATCATACGACTCTAGATGTTTTTGCTCTCTATAAGAATGACAAGAAAAAAATATGGGGGCATCTCGATAAAAATATTTTTGAAGCAAACTACAAGATTGCAGAGAAACTTCATCAAGCAAATATAAAATTTGAATACTTCGATTTAGATAAAGGTGATTTTACAAAAACATTTCATGTCGATAAGATGCTCTCAAGACTCGTAACACACCCCTCCGTTGAACAAATGAGAACATTGAAAGATAAAAAAACTGCAAGAGCAAACTACAAGACACTCACCAATATAGCAAGAGAATATGTTGCATCAAAAGGTAAGAGGGATAATAGACTATGAAGATATACTTTGATGGATGCTCTATGACTAGGGGAGGACTTTTCCTTGGTAAGAACTGGGAGACAGATAGATGGTCAAAAATATTATGTGATGAATTAGGTGCAGAAGAATATAATTATGCTGATGGTGGAGGTAGTAATCAACGCATACTAAGACAACTTACCACACATAATATCAAAGACTATGATCTTGCTATTATACAACTCACCATGCCAGAGCGACTTGAGTATCATGATGGTAATATCTTTCAAAAAATATCTCCATCAATATCTCAAAATTCTAAGAAGATCTATAATTTGAATTGGTTTTGGAATACCTATTACAAACAGGTATATCATGATGCATATGGAGACTCTATGGAGAAGATGGTATATGAGTCTGTGAAATGTATATGTGCTGTTAACAAAGTGCCACTGGTGCTTATGAGTGGTTGGCATGATACAAAATTATCTTACGATCTTATGATAACATCAAAGATATTTGATGGAAAATATGATCCTGTTGGTGGCACTAGACCACCCTATGACGCACATCCAGATTTGTTATCACAACCCTTTATTGCTGACGATATAATAAACTTTATAAATACAACTAGCGTTTTATAATATAAGAATGGATTCTGCTGAATTTATAGATATGATTGCGAACGATGCTCCGTCTACGGAAGTATCTGATGCTTTGAAACAAATGATGTTTGCAAAGTCTGCTGAGTTTGTGGATGCAGCTGCACCTGAGGTTGCCAAAAGTTTATTTGGTGAACCAGAAGAGGGAGATCCTCTACCAGAAGTAGGTGATGGTATTGAGCCAGAAGCAAACGCTGAAACTGAACAAGAACCTGAACAGGAAACAGAAGTAAATGACGTGCCAATCACTTAAATTAGTATCGGATATTGGAGAACTTGGTAGTGCCAATGCAACGTCTGCTGTTACATCAGCACAGACAGTAAAAACGGGGTTACTATACGTCGTCTGTTCAGATGCTAGAGCAGCAGGTAACATTGCAGTTTGCAATACAGCAAACCAAGCAGGTGTCGGATCATTCCATGTAGCAAAAGGAACATCATTCCTTTATCGTTATGGACATCCAGCAAACGCACCAGTATCTGCAATCACAAAGGGGGCAACATCAGTCCTCACTATTGACCATACAGACACAAAGATACAGGTAGGAGACTACGTGACTCTCTCTGGGTCTTCAGTTGGAACATACAATAGTACAATTGCACATGTTGAGGTAACTGCTAAGTCAGATCCTCAAAGAACAAATGACTATAAGACAACTCTTACAGTCAATGCAAACACTTCATCTTTAGCAGACTTCACTGGAACAGCAGTTCTATCGAAGTCAGTGATTTTCAGACTAGCACCTGAGACAGCATCAGGTAGCACTTTACGTTTACACGAGGTAGGAATAGCATGAAGTTAATTTCAGAAGAAATAGAATCAGTAGATATTCTTACTGAAGAGAAAGACGGAAAGAAAACTCTTTACATACAAGGTCCATTTTTACAGGCAGAGGTGGTCAATCGCAACAAACGTTGCTATCCTCTCTCTACTATGATGAATGAGGTAAAGAGATACAATGAAGCGTTCGTATCTAAAGGACGTGCACTAGGAGAACTAGGGCATCCTGACGGACCACAAATAAACCTTGATCGTGTATCTCATAAGATTGTCGCTCTTACACAAGAGGGTAATAACTTTGTGGGTAAGGCACAGATCTTGAGCACACCTATGGGTAAGATAGCAGAATCTCTTTTAGACTCTGGTGTAAAACTCGGTGTATCATCAAGAGGTATGGGATCTATCGTAAACAGAGAAGGTGTTTCTTATGTTGGCGAAGACTTCATGCTTGCTACTGCAGCAGACATTGTTGCTGACCCTTCAGCACCCGACGCATTCGTTGATGGTGTAATGGAAGGTAAGGAATGGGTTTGGGAAGGCAGTATGTTGCGTGAAAAAACTGTATCAAATATATCAAAGAGTATAAATACTTTGGTAGATTCAAAGAAACTAGAGGAGCACAAGCTTGCTTTGTTCCAAAAATTCTTGAACAATCTATAAATTGTCTAAATAATAACATATTCTTAGGAAAACAAGGACTGGCAACAATGACCGCTAAAACAAACAGCGAATTACATGAAATGGAGAACCAGGTCACTAAAGGTGCTAAACCTGCGGAGACTATGCCAAAAGCTCCAAATTATGTACCCGACGCAGGGGGAACAGGTGTAGAGGACTTAGGTGGTCCTACCCCAACAAACAGTAAGCCTGACGACAACTCTAACAAGTTGAAAACACCTAGTGCAAAGTTTGCACAGGCAGGTGACCCACAAACTAAAGGTACTGCTGG